AGACTTTGCTGCAACCAGTTAGAGATAAGTTTGGTCCAGTAACTGTAACTTCTGGTTTTAGATCTGTAGATCTTTGTGTTAAGATAGGCAGCTCAATTAATAGCCAACACGCAAAAGCTGAAGCTGTAGATTTTGAAGTTCCAGGTACAGATAATGCTGAACTTGCTTATTGGATTAAAGATAATATTGAAGGTTGGGATCAAATGATACTTGAGTTTTATACGATTGGTGAGCCTAATAGTGGATGGGTTCATTGTAGCATAGCAGATAAACCTAGAAAACAATTCTTGAGAGCATTCAAAGAAGATGGTAAGACAAAATATAAACCAATATTAGGAGATATAAGATGTGGTTAAGTGCAATTAAATTAGCTGTTCAAGCAGGTAGTCATATCTACAAGAACAAGCAGAAAACTAAAATGCTTATGGCAGATGCACAGATGAACCATGCTCAGAAGATGGCAAATGGTGAAGCAGAGTATCAAGGTAAGTTATTACAAAGTAGAGATTCAGATTGGAAAGATGAGTTCATTTTAATTTTACTTTCAGTTCCAATAGTGATGTTAGGATTTGCAGTATGGTCAGACAATCCAGAACACATGGAGAAGATGCAGCTCTTTTTTGAATATTTTTCTAACCTACCTTTTTGGTATCAAACAATTTTTGTGGGTGTCATAGCAAGTGTTTATGGTTTAAAAGCAACTGATTTAATTAAGAGGAAATAGTATGAGTAATCAATCACCAATGATGATGGTATCACAATATAGTAAAAAGAAACCTACACTTCTATCGCAGCAAACAGGTAAGAAGAAAAAGAAAAAGAAATATAAGAAGAAGAAGTAATGGCTAAACAAAAGTTCACACATTTTATACCTAGAGAGAAACCTAAGAAGAGAAGAGGGGTTCATACAAAATCTCAAAACAAAAGTGCTAAGAGACAAAAGAAACAAACTCGATACAAGGGTCAAGGCAGATGATTGATAAAATTATTTATAAATTTTTTGAATCAATAGATAACTTCTTCTCATTTATTGAAACTTATTCTGTTAAGTTTACTTCATGGTTATGGGGATTAAGAGTTAAGCTGCTAAAGAAAAAGAGAAAAAGAAAATGAGAGACACTAAAGTTTTAGAATCATTTAAGAAGCACACAGAAAGAAAACTTAAAGAGATGAATATCTTTAAGCATCTAAAGAAAGAAGTTAATGTTGGTGCTAATGGTACACAAGATTATGTAATTAAAAAAGGTATCAACAAAGGTAAAGTTGCTAAATGAAACGACAACACAATACAGCTCTGATTGCTTTACTTGGTACAATTCTTTTAGGTTTATCTACTTATGTATTAATAACTATAGTTGAATTACAAATTCATATTGGCATGTTATCAGAAGAGATTATGAATGTTGATAAGCAGATAGGAAGAATATATAATTTTATTGATAGTGTTAGAGAAAGATAATTATGGCTATTAGAAAAACTACAAAAGGTAAGAACGCAAACTACAGACCCACAAAGTCTGGAGCAGGTATGACGGCTAAAGGTGTTAGAGCATATCGAAGAGCCAATCCAGGAAGTAAATTAAAAACTGCAGTTACCGGAAAAGTTAAAAAAGGATCTGCTGCTGCTAAAAGAAGAAAATCATATTGTGCTAGATCTCTTGGTCAACTTAAAAGATCTTCTGCTAAAACAAGAAACGATCCTAATTCTAGAATAAGACAAGCTAGAAGAAGATGGAAATGTTAATATGCAAAAAAAGGGATGGAAAAAACCAAAGGTTCAATCATTAGTTTGTGGTCATTGTAAAGAGTGCGACAAACAGTTAATGAGTGATGAGGGTGGTTGGATAGTAACACATAAAAAAGAATATTTTTGTCATGATGGTAAAGAAGGTTCTTGCTTTGATAACTATTGTGAGTTAAAACTTAAACAACAAAAGGAGAATAACAATGCCAATGGTAGGAAAGAAAAAGTTTCAGTATACAACTTCTGGTAAAAAAAAAGCTAAAGCATACGCAAAGAAAAAAGGTATGAAGGTTAAAAAGAAATAATGAAAAAAGGTTATCACAAAACTAAATCTGGCAAGATTGCTAAGAAGGGTTTGTATTATAATATTAATAAGAAAAAAAAATCCGGTACTTCTAAATCAAAAAAGAACTCAACAATTTCTGCAAAGGCTTACAAGAATATGAAGTCTGGATTTCGGAAAAAAGCTTAGTATATCTTTTTACTTTTCTAATTAGTTCCCGGTTATGTTTTTCTGTATCTTCTAACTTATGTTCTAGTTCAGAAATTTTATTTCTATATTTTAAACTCCAATTGATTCCAATACTGTTTTCTTTAGATCTTCGTACTCCTGCCATATAGAATATTCCTTTCCCCAATAATTAGCTTTGTTTTGTTTTTGATTTAATGAATGTAATACTGTTGTGTGATCTTGATTAAAGACTCTACCAATAGAAGATATGCTTACATTATATTCTTCATGTAAAAGATTATAAAGAATACTTCTAGTTCTAACTATATCTCTTGTTCTACCTTTACTGAATACATCGTTCTTACTTACAAGATATTTTTGACAAACTTTATCTACAATTTTATTAACTGTATCAAGGTTTGCATTCTTGTATGCGACTCCAATAATATTTTTTTTATCATTGGAATCTTTTATTGGTTGTCTCTGCAAAAGTTTTGCTGCATACAAAAATCCTTCTGAAAACCCTACCTCATATAATCTTTCTTCCTGGTCTGTTAGAAGGTAAAATGCTTTTTTAACTTTATAGATAAAAGTGTTTTGGTCTAAATGTTTAATGTGATTGTTATAGTGTTTGCTTATATTTATGGTCATAGATCCCCTGTTGTTTTCTTTCTTTTTTTTCAACTATTAAGTTAATGATTAATTGCTTCTCATTAACTCTTCTTTTGTCTGCTCGATTTTCCAAAGTAAAGCATAAGAATCTTGTTGATACTTATTTACTTTCTGTTTTGCTTCCAGGAACTTCTTGTGTTTCTTCGCTTGAAGATCCTTTAGCTTCTGCAGACGCATTCGGATTTGTTCCATCATGCTCCTTTTTCACTTTTGTATTATCGAATCTTAAATTGTCGATATTACATTCTACTAACTCACCTCTATTTTGAGGGTTGGTAGCCTTCTCTATATCATCAAAGAGTTCAATCATTGTAAAATGACACTCTCCATTGATAATTCTTTTAAATTTTGCCATATTTATTTACTTTTATCAACTTCTTTTTTGATTAAAAAGTCTATATACTGTCTTGCTTTTTTAAGATCTTCGATACCATTTTTTCTTTTATATCTAGAAATATATTTAATTACATTGCCTTCACAAAAATCAAAATTATTTTTAATTATAAAGTCAATAGGTTCAATTTTATTTGATGTGTAATGTTCTGGTTCTTTTATATTGTCTGCCATATTAAATCCTTTTTTTAAGCAAGGTGGGGAAAACGATTAGAAAGGGAAAAAACCCCACCCTGCTAGATACCTTCTAGCCTAAGTTAAAAGGTATATTCGTTATTACCACCACTTTCTGCTTTTGCAAAGTCATTTTTACTTTGAGCTGCAGCTCCACTTGGTGTCAAGATGATTGTCATTTCACCCGGCTTTGGGTTTCCATTCTCATCTTTTGAAACAAAACCTGCTTGGTTATACCATTTCCCGTCAATGTTGACTCCAATGGTCCAGTTCTTATCTGGATGTTTCATGTTCTTTGGACCAATCATCATAGGAACTTTATCCTTTGGATCACTCCACTTCTCATTCTTGACTAGGTTAATGTATATCTTTTCCATATTTATCCTTTTAGTTATATCAATCTTTATGATTGATTATTATTTAGTTGATGTTCACGAGTACCAGCAATATCTGAGACTTGTCTGTATGCTCGTAAATTATTTTTAATTAGATATTGAACTTGCTCTCGATACTTATTTTTAACTGTTTTAAATTCAGTTAAAGTTTTTGCATTCTTGAGTTCATCCTTTATCTGTTCTACATCCACAGACTCATCCATGTATGTATGTTCTGCAGATTGCTCTACAGAATTTTGTTCAAATGGTTTAGCATTGTAACCATCTTCTAAATCTAAACCGGTCTTTAAATTTAATGCATTTAAGAATGCATACTTTCTACTGTATGACATTGCTTGACCCGTTCCGTATTTATCTAACTTACCTATTGCAGTACAACCATCGATAATTATAAAACTTTTTGGATCATCGATGTCAGTTATTTTCATTGTACAAGTTACTACTACAAACTTATCTGTTACATCTGTAATGTAATTGCAAGTTGGATATAAACCATTTTCCAAAAGAGCTGCCATTGCAACTTTTTGAACATCATCATGTAATAAGGGGTTGAACGGCATTCCGGACACCTTGTTTGCTTTTTTTACACCACTCGCATGATTACAAGCATTGTGTAATTTCTTATGTATATTACCCATATTGTTTCCCTTCATTTGATAGATATTAGTTTCACTACTCATATTTGATTCCCCATAGTTTGGTTATTAATTGTTTTTGTTCATCTGCTAAATCTTTATAGTAAAAGAAATGATTAAGATCTGGTGGCTCTATCATTAAAGCTAACTTCTCAATGCTGCCTTCACAAAACATAATCATCTTCTCCCATAATAAAATCTTCTCTACCATTTTAAAATAAAGATTTTCCAAATGATCTGCCTTCATTAACTCATGGCTTTGATCAAAGATGACATAATCTTTATCATTAACATATACCAAGTAAGGTATCTTCTTTGTTGCCATGTAGTAGAACGAAGTTTGTGTAAGGTTTTCTATTGTAGGCTCTGTAGGTAATTCTTGAGTGATCATGTTCCACTCTTCCTTACCTTTAACCTTCCTTAAATTAGGTGGTTTAGTTTTAAGTTCTATAAATTTTGTTTTAGTTTCATAATCTATTCTACCGATTGTAGGTTTGATTTGAGTCATTTCTTTTTGCTCGACATATCTTTCACAAACTAATTTTTCATCACCAATTATCTGCTGCACAACTTTTTTTGTAATAGGAATACAATCTTCTGCGAACTTAATCATAGCTTCTCTGCCGAACTTATCTTTTTCGTCAACCGGTGGGTTCTCATTGATTGCTTCTTGTTCTGCTTTAAAACAAACTTGATAATCTCTATCCCATTCTGTTTCTTTAATTGTCTTTGATTTATAAATTACATCTGCAATTAATCTCTGGACCACATTGTTAACCAGGTTTCCAAAGTTAGCTTTATATCTAAATGCAAACTTCCTTCTAACCTCTTGAGGGAAAGTGTAACCAATTAAATTTTTTGCAAAAGGCGTTGATGTTGATGAGTAAGACCAATGATCTAATCCTTCACCACCATTAAATATCGAGAATGCTTTTTCTATTTTATCGTTTTCCATTTTTTTGTCTTTTCGTTTTTTTCATTCTGCTTACTACTGTTTCTTGCTATTGTCAAACACAAATTAAGATTGTATAACGGAAGGAAAATGAATAAAAAAAAACTACCATATAAAAAGGTTCGTATTATTTGGGTTGATATTTGTAGTTCATCCCAATGGTATGATGACTTAGCTGATGTTGATAAGTTTAGCTATTCCTG